CCAGGAAGCCGTAGACCTAGCCACAGAGATGGCAGAGCTATGTGACCCTCCACTGGACTTGGTAGAGCGTTTAATGGCCATTACAGACAAAATTGAAAATGAAGAAATCCGAGAAAAATAGTCTAGTGAGTAAGGGTCAGGCCGATATCCGAGTGGAAATTGGCAAGAGAGTGGCCGCCGAGTTGTACGTTCACCACTGGAATCCGGCGGTGCGTAGTACAGATAAGCTGGCCGATAAATGTGTGGACGCTGGAATGATGTTTGCCAACGTCCTGTGTTCATGGATTGAGAGACTTGAGAAAATATATACCGACAATGAAAACCGATAGTTTGCACAACTTTTTATCAGAGGGTTGGGACGAAAGGCCTAACACAACCGCCGCAAAACTACGCTTGCTGGCCACAAAGATAAATTCCGAAAAGGACGCCGTTGACCTCATTGGGGCGGCTAATCTGGTGGAACGCCTCTATCGGATGATAGTGACGGCCACAGACGAGCTGGATTTGGTGGAGGCAAGGTTAAGCACCGCAACCAACAGCCGCCCTGGTCAGTTCGATGCTCCGGTATTAGCCCAGAGAGCCGCAGAGCAACTGGCAGACAAGCCGTCAGCATACGAGGATCTGGAGCACCTAGTCCTTTGCTGGTCGAGGGACAGGGGAATCATCCCCAACGCAACGCCCGTAGCCCAGCTACTCAAAGCCGTTTCAGAGATGGGCGAGCTTGCAGACGCCGTAAACAAGAACCACTTCCACGACATGGTGGATGCCGTAGGAGACGTTGTGGTCTGCCTCATCAACCTGTGCGAGCTGAAGGACGTATCGCTTACTTTTTGCCTACAGGAAGCGTATGATCAGATCAAAGACCGAAAAGGCTACCTAAACCCAAACGGCGTGTTTGTGAAGGAGGAGGCGTAATGGGACACAGAGGAGGATCTGGATCATTGTATGCGGGCACTTCAAGAATCAGCATCAACGGCAGACGAGCCAGAAACAACCGCACCAGAGAAGAGGCAGAAGCCTACAGGCAAGCCAAGGCAGCCAAGGACAGAGCATTGCGCGAGCGTTGCAGCGGCAAAGCAGAACCCACACAAGCATGAGCGACTTCACCAACGCCCACTTTGACGGCGAGACTTACGATCCCAAGCGGGATCAAGCCAGACTATCCGGCCAAGCCGCCAGAATCTTCAAACTAATGAAAGACGGCGAATGGCGAACCTTGTCAGAGATCAGTAGGCTCACAGGAGACCCAGAAAGCTCAGTGTCAGCCAGACTCAGAGACTTCCGCAAACCCAGATTTGGTAGCCACACAGTCAACCGCCGCATGGCCATCGCCGGACTCTACTACTACCAGTTAGAAATCAAACAATGAACGCACCATTCCGCTGCCCAGTCTGCACGCGCCCAGAACCCTATTGCGAATGCTCGCCAGAAAGCCTGCGCCGCTGCCTAGAAACAGTCAGCAAAACCAAGGACAAGTGGCGCGATATCGCCAACGAAGCACTCAAACTCGTCGCATCAGCAGAGCCAGCACCGGATATCTACGTAGACATCGCCAAGCGTTCCGAATGGAAGCTCAAGCAGGCTGAACTACTGGCAGATCAGTACACCAGCAGGCCTTAACCGCCACAAGCACTGTAACGCATCCTTGGCGCACGCAGTAAGCCATACAGGGATTATATAAGGGGACGGCAATCAAGCGTCAAGATAATAATTAATAGGAGAAATATAATGCATTAAGCGAGTTGTCGTTAAGTTTGAAAAGTAGTAATAAACAGCAATTACTGCAAATCAGTTGCAATAAACAGTCGCCAGAGTGTGCTAGGTGCGCTACTGCGCGACTTGTTGCGTATAAAGGACTTACGATATGCCGAGACTCCAAAATAGAATGCATGAAAGGTTCGCTTACCTGATGGCCGAAGGCATTGGGTGCGGCGAGGCGTACAAGCGGTTGAATCCCCATGTTGTTGATCCCAACGCCTCAGGCTGCCGTGTAGCCGCTCGCCCTGAAGTGAAGGTAAGGATAGCCGAGATCCAAACAGAGGTGCATTCACGGGCCGTTATGGGCATTGATCAGAAGCGGGATCTGCTCCGGCAAATGATCGAAGGTACAGTCCCGACCAAAGTGGTACGCAAATCTGACGGCAAAGTAGAAGCCGTGTACGACAGGCTCCTGGCTTTGCAGACTGACGCCAAGATATCCGGCGAGTTGGAGGGCCGCCAACAGACTGATGGCAACGCACTTAGCCTTACATTCAAGATGTACGGGCGAGACGACAAGCTGGCTCCTAAGGAGTGGCTGGAAGCCGAGCTGATACCCGTGACAAAGGAGATTGAGGCTAAACCTACAGACCTTTCGCAGTACGCTCAAGAGGTTGATCCTGAGCAACCTAACATAGCCGAGGTAGTTCGCTCTGTGTACACGCAAGAGCTGCAAACTGATGAAGCTGAACGCTTTACGCAATAACCCAATACAAGGTATGTCGTATGGAATACGCTGCGTTGATTTTCAACCACTTACAAACTTCGATACTACAAACCAACCTACATGAATAGAGAAGCCATCAAATCCATCCTCGGAGCCGCCATCGTCATCGCATTCGCCATCGCCGTTACTATCGGCCTTGGCTGCCTGCTTGGCCTATTTGTGGGCACTGTGCATTTCGCCTCTGACTGGATCTCCAGCCTCCTGTAGTCATGCCAGCCGTTCGCGCCCGCACTGTAGACCGGATGATGGCCATCTGCCTTGAGGCACGCAGGCTGGCCGACAAGGGTGATGACGGCCTACTGGAGTGTGCCGCTTACATCGCCCAGAACGCCGCCGACAAGCGCCCTGGCAGCCTCCACCTGACGCCGGATATCGCCCGCAAGCTCATCTACAACTTCGTCCAGTCCATGCTGGACTACGACCACTTCGAGGCCGCCGCTACCCTGCTCTGGGGGCCGGACGTTTACGACTGGCGTCCACGGGCCTCCCGCGACACTTGGCGCTGCCTCTTCACTCAGGACAAGCTGCTCATCCAAGGGGCCGGAGCAATGGGCAAGTCCTTCTGTGGCGGCGCATGGTTCTACCTAGACTGGTTCCGCGATCCGTCCTACACGGCCATCAAGGTAGTCAGCCTGACCCGTGAGCACGCCGAGCGGAACATCTTCGCCAGCATGAAGAACTTTCACAGGCAGGCACTGGTGCGCCCCCCGACAGACTTCGAGTCCGATCTCGTCAACAGCATCCAAGTGACGCCGGACAGCAAGCAGGGCATCCACCTAGTTGCCATTCCTCGCGGCGAAAGCGGGCACGGCACTCTACGCGGCTTCCACCCGTCTCCACGCTTCGGCCCTGCACACAGGCGCTGGGGCCGCCTGAGCCGCACGATGGTAGTGCTGGACGAGGCCGAGGAGATCCCGGCTGGCGTCTGGGAGGGCTGCAACAACATCCTGTCGTCCGTTGACCTGCACGCGCACCCAGGCAGCATCAAGATTTTCGCCGCCTCCAACCCTAAGGACAGAACGTCCGAGTTTGGCCAGCGATGCGAGCCGTCAGCAGGCTGGGGCAGCATCGATGTAGAGGACGACCATGAGTGGACGAGCCGCTACGGCTGGCACGTTCTGAGGCTGGATGCCGCACGCTGCGAGAACGTCATCGAACGCCGTCTCGTTTACCCTGGCCTCCAGACCTATGACGGCTACATGAGCTATGTGGCCCGTGGCAAGACGGCAGAGGCCATGACGATGGCACGCGGCTGGTTCCCCGACGAGGGCATCAGCATGGGCCTCATCAGTCCGGCACTGGTGGACAACGCAGTGGGAGTGGTGCGCTTTATTGGCCCTGTGACGGCAGTGGCTGGCTTTGACTTGGCGTTGGAGGGTAATGACCAGACTATGTGCTCCTACGGGCGCTGGGGGCTGGCAGACGGCTGGCGTGACCGCAACGACCAGTTCCATGAGTTCAAGGAAGGGCCGCGCACTGTGCTTCAGTTGGACAGCCAGATCCCATTCCCTAAGGCGGCCACACTGGAGCAGGCGCAGGCCATCCAGAAGTTCTGCAAGACGATGCGTATTGAGCCGCGTTGGGTCTGCGTTGACCGGACGGGCAATGGCGCAGGCGTTCACGATGCGCTCAAGACGCTTTGGAACGATGAGGTGCTGGGCGTGAACTACTCATGGGCAGCGACTGACGCCTACGTCCTTGGAGACGACACACAGAAGGCGTCTGAGATCTACGATGGAGTGGTCACCGAGCTATTGTTCGGGCTGGCACGCTTCATGGAGTTTGGCTGGCTCAAGCTCTCGCCTGGCTTCCGCGCCGAAGAACTCACCCGTCAGGCAACAGGCCGCCGCTATCGCCAGAAGGGCAAGGGCAAGGTGCGCGTGGAGTCCAAGGGTGACTACCGCAAGCGCACTGGCCAGCCATCGCCGGACGCACTAGACTCACTCAGCCTGTTGGTCTACTTGATGCGCCAGCGAGGTGAGTCCGAGGCCCGCATGACCAAGCCTAAGCCGCCAGTTCGTCAGGGACGGGAGTTGACATCGGTAGTGGACGCGGATATGAATTTTGTCGATTTCACTGAATGACCAGTGTCATCGCATCTATAAATACATGAATATGAACAGCAAGTGGGTATTAACGTACTGCGTGGAGCATGACTTCAGGCCGTACAGGTTTTGGTTGGTTAAGGCTGAGTCCGAGTCCGAGGCGCGGCTTATTGTTTGCAACCAGCAGGGGTTCAAGTACGAAGAGACCTCTGCGACAACTACATCTGAGGAGGTGGCAAATGCGTAAGTCAAAGAAGGAAAAGGACATGGAGCTTATCGGTGAGCGCATTGCTGAGATGACTGCACTGCTCAAGACTATTCAGGCCGCCATAGCTGAAGACGAGCAGATCATCAGTAGAGCCAAGGAAGCCAAGGAGCGCGTGGCACAGCACAAGAAAGAAGTTGCTGCCGTCACCAGCCAGCTTAATTGCCTCAAGTGGGAGTGGATGGATCTGAACTGGGCGGACATGCCAACCGAGGAGAGCAATGACTAAGTCCCAGAAAAAAAATTCGGACGCATTGGCGTCACATAGTCCTGTGCTTGCGCCGGATTATGCCGGAATGCGTGTTAGTGCCTCTGGTGTTTTAACCCGCAAGCAGAGCAACAAGGGGCTTAATTATATGCGTGAGGAGATGTACAAGCACCTTCAAATAATGGCAGAGCAATATTACATCGGGAACACTCGGATAGTGGATGATTTCTGTCAGCTTTATTGTCTTGGAGAAAAGCGCCGAGAAGCTGCCAAAGAACGATTAAAGGAGGGCAGGAAATGAAAACCGAAAACGACATCAAGCGATACGCACGGCTAATCCAGCCAGTGACACGGGAGCAGGGCAACGCCAATATTCAGGCTTTCTTTGAAGCACTGGGCGCACTGCGGGAGAAATTTCACATTCCTGAATGCCTTTGTGTGCTCAAGGTGAACGTTGAGTACACAGATGGCGAAGTTGGCGAGGCAATCACCTCCATGCACTACGGCAACCACTTTGAAGCGGAGTCAATGGCCGCTTATGCGTTGGGAAGTGCCAGAGCGCAGGTGACCGCTCAGGTAAACAAATTGGCGACAGGAAAAGGATTACAAGAGGCTAAATGATCACGCGCCTGTTGAGGTTGCTTCAGGCTCGTAGCTTGGAGCTGGAGAAGTATTCTACAAGGGCAATTGATTGGGACAACGGCAAGACGACTGTCACTGTCGCACATACGGCAGAGAAGCGTGAGATTGACGAGCTGATAAAGGAACTACAGACGCCGGAGATCTGGGCCGAGAATTGTAGTAAACGCCGGAAGTGGGTGACCATTGACACATGGCTGCCCTCGAACTGCCTGTTTGTGATGGTACACGATGAAGAGCTTGCCAGGTCAGAAGGAGAAATCAAATGAACGTCCGGCTTATATCCACCACCACTCCTTGCGCTGAATTGCAGGCGCAGGGCATCCGCACGGCAGAGGATCTGATCGTGTACGCCGCTAGGGTTAGCAATCCAGTGAACCAGCTCAACGTAGAGACCGGAGACAGGTTGCTGCGTTACTGCATGGAACACGGGCACTGGAGTATCTTTGAGCAGGCCAGCATGGGCGTTGAGATCACGACTTCTCGCGCCATCTCTGCTCAGATATTGAGGCATCGTTCGTTCCATTTTCAGGAGTTCAGTCAAAGATATGCGGCTGTTCCTGCGCTTGAACACGTTGAGCTTCGTAAGCAGGCCAAGTCCAATCGGCAATCCAGTACAGAGCCAGTGGACGATGCTGGCCTCGTCGCCGAGGTTTACAAGTTCAACCAGTTGTCGCTGGAGATGTACAACCACCTCATCAAGTCCGGCATTGCCCGTGAGTGTGCTAGAATGGTGCTGCCGATTTGCACGACGACAGTGGTATACATGACGGGCACTGTGCGTGACTGGATACACTACCTACAGCTCAGGACAAAGCCTGACACACAGAAGGAGCACCGAGACATTGCTCAGGCCATTCTGGGCGTGTTTAGGACGGCGTTTCCGGTCATCTCAGGGCTAATACAGGAGGTCAAATGATACTAACAGAGGAGCAACTTAAAGAATTGCGGGTAGCAGCAGTTCCATTAATGCAGTGGCTTTTGAACAACTGTCACCCGCATTGCACGGCAATTGTAGACAGCGAGCACATTGAGTTGATGGAAGGGCTTGCAACTACACTTAGGCGAGCACCTAAGGACGTATTGCGCGAAGAGGAAGTCAAATGATCACGCTCAGGACACTTAAATACGCTACCGACCAAGATGTATTTGACCAAGTGGTCGAGCATCTGATGGCCCAGCAGAAGCAGTGCATGGCCGACAACAGGACGAACTGCGCCTACAGGAACTCAAACGGCGAGAAATGCGCGGCTGGCTGCCTTATCTCTGACGAGGAGTACCGCTCCACGCTCTTTGAGGGTAGGGGATGGCGCACTCACGTTAAGAACCGGATGGTTCCGTATGAGCACTGCTGGCTTATCGGGATGCTGCAATCCATCCATGACAACTACAATCCTGTGGACTGGCCCCGTGAGCTTCGGGATCTGGCCGAAATGCATAAACTCTCAACTGAAGTGCTGGAGAAATATAAATGAGCGAGCAAGGAAACCTGTTTGATATCCCTGCGAATTGGCAGACCGAATGGGAAGGGATGCCTGAGTTTGTGCAGGA